ATGACCGACCAGCTACTTTTGCGCAAAACCGTTATCGGCGGCGAGACCGCGCCGGACGACTACGTGGTGATTTGGGACGGCATCCGCATAGGCCGCATCCATAGGCAGATCGGCTTGCCAGCCGGGCGCCAGGCCGTGGCGTGGGGCGTCTCCTTCCCGGGCAAACCGCAACACCCATCGCACCGCGGCCTTTGCCGCGACGTCGAAGAATGCAAGCAAATGGTGAAGCTCGTTTGGGGCGCGATCCGCCCCACCCTCACCGAGGGCGATATACGAGAGGCCCGCGAATGGCAGGAGCGCGGCGAGAACCGCCCTTGGAACCGCCCGACGCACTGGCAGGATTGACGGCAGCAATCCTGTCATTTGAATGCGATTTAGGTCGGCTATTTCTTAGGTGGGACGGGCGGCTTCACACTTGAACCACCACTGGGCGGATTGCTCGGCGCCGACTGAGTCGGAGCTACATGGCCATTTTGAACGACCTTCACCGGGTAGCCCTTTGAGAGAACCTGCGGAGCCGATGACGAATTTCCGGTTGCGGGCTTATACCCATCCATCGCAAAGGTCTTGGTTACTTTAGGGGGCTCGCTCACTCGCTTGTCTCCTCTTGGATGAACTCAATGGACCGGATCTCGCCTGCGGCTATAAATATGCTTCTTTGTGTCGGACGCCATGGTCCTTCGTCCGGGATTTCGAATATTTGCGATATGTACAGATCGCGTTCCTTGGGATCGGATGAGGCAAAAGACTGAGTACCGGTGGCGCTCACGCCCCAATAGCCCGCGCATTGACTTCCATCTTTAAGCGTCACCAGGACGAAACATGGACGCACGCGATGAAATATCCAATCCCACGATCGAGCAGTCGGGTGCACCAAACTTAGGCCGAGGGAGGTGTAGAGGTACTCTCCAAGCTCCTTTTGAGTCCATATGCCGCTAACAAATCCCAGGATTGCCGGTCCGACGAGCAGAACAACGGCCCAAACTAGAACTCGAATCCAGCCCGATGCGGTTTGTGGGACCGTGAAGATTATCCAACCGAAGATCGCAAGATTCAGAGCGCTAAACGTTATGAAAGCCAAGATCTGCTCTGTCCCGAGACGGTCTTGGCCTGCGACGAACTGATTGCGGAACGTCAAAAAAATATAGCCGGGAACGAGGAAAAATATCGCAACGTATACGGCTTCCAGGCTCGCCACCACGTCGTCACCTCCAGCGAATCAACGCGGAATAGTGACACACCTTGGAAACTTGCCGCCCTTACGGCGGAGGATCTCGGCGTTAATGCACAACTAGACAACTCAATCAGCCACGGACGCCTCACCCGATCCGGTACCTAGCTGAAATTCGGCCTCATCCTGCCACGTCTGTGGTATTACTGGGCCGATTGGCAATCCTTGGACCGGTCCCCATTTTTGGCCATGCCGATGAAGCGAACGCCGATCGAGATCCCGCCGAAGGTCGCGCGCCGGTTCGCCGCCCATCTCCAGGCCTACCATGCCGAGCAGGACGCCAACCGCCGCGATGAGATCGCGGCCGAAGCCCGGCACATGCTGCTTGAGCACATACCGGCCGGTTCGAAACTCAGGGTGAGCGAGGTCAAAGAGCTGTTCGAACTCATGCGAGGTGAGCCATGAAGGCGGTTTGGGTCTATGTGAACACAAGCGCCCAGGTCGGCGACGTCGACCACCTCGAGATCTTCGCCAGTGAGGAAGCGGCGAACAATTGGCTCGCCGAGCATGATCCCGAAGGCGTCGCCTTCCGCTACGAGGTCAAGGAATAAGGCGGCCGCAATTCATCCTAAGCGCGATGTTTCTCCTGGCCGCTGGCGCCCTCGTTGGGTGCTGCTTCAATGACCGCCCGGCGCGGAAATCGTTGACGGCGCCGCGGCGCTCGCCTTGAAGCCGGTCCAGAACACCCATACGCCGCCGCTCACGGCCGCGCCGAGCACGCCAGCAATGATCACGTTCCGAACGTGGCGCATCCCGTAGTGGATGTTACGGAGCGTCGCGAACTGGTTTTGAACGGAGATCGGGTCTTTCGTATCGAGCCCGAGCGTTAGAAACGTTTCTGAAACGGCCTCTTTCGCGGCCATCTTCGCAATCTTCTCAAGATCGGTGTGCGTCGTTGGCGGCATCACCGAGCCCCGTAGCTGCGGCGAACGCCGTCATACCAGGCGGGCACCGCGCCGAGCCGCGCTTGCAGCTCGATCGCGTACGAAGTCGTTAGCTCGAGCATCGCCCGCGCGTCCTTGTCCTTGCAGCCCGCGACGCCGCGCCAGGGGAAACGGCACTGCGTATCGAGGTACGGCACCGGCGGCGCTTTCGTGAGCTTATCGGGTGCCGGCGGCAGATCGCGCCGCACTTCCGGAGGCGGCGGTAGATCCTCGCGCGGCGCCGTCGCGCACCCTGCCAAAAGGATCAAACTTGCAACGGTCGTCAGCCTCAAGCTGTCCGATATAATCAACGTCCGCCTCATATTGTGCCCGTGCCCCTTCGGCGATTGCATCCGCGCGCGCAGCCTCATCAGCGCGTGATTTCCGTGAATTTTCCAAGTCGGCCTGCTGCGCTGCGATCGTTGCCCGCAGGCTTTTCGCCTCTTCGCGCTCATCGGAGACGCGAAAGCCGATCATGAAAAACAGGAGCGCAGCGACCAGGACGGACACCAGCCGGGCAACCGCGACGTAGGGCGCGAGCTGCGCGGAATACCGCAGCAGCGGGAAATGCCCGATGACGAAAGCCACGATGAAAACGAGCCCGTCGAGCCCGAGCGCGAAATATGACGTTGCAACATCCCAGAAGAGATCGCCGAACAAGGCTCAATCCTCCCGAAGACACCAGGGCCGCTCACCCCACATCGCATCGGTGCGGCGGTTGTAGAGGCCCTGCAGGAATTTGCCGTTTGCGGTGACGTACTTCACCATTGCGTCGCAGGCCTCTTTCACCCGGCCGGCGTTCAAATCGCGCGCGATCGACGTCCCGCAGATCTTGCCCGGCCCGAGATTGACGGCAAACGAGGCGATAGCCGCCTGACGGTGCGGCGGCATGGTCGGCAGCGACGGGACGCAAACCACCACCTTGTCGGCGTAGCGCTCCGCGACGTGCGAAAGCTCTTCCTGGCATTGCTCCTTGGTGAACTTCATGCCCACCTTGAGCCAAGGCCAATCGTAGTTCGTGATACCGCCGCAGACCGTGACGACGCCGGGCGGATCGAACGGCAGGTGAACCGCCGTCAGGTTCATGCCCTCCCAATGCGACACCAGCACGCCGGCGAGCACGGCGCCGGCGGCTGACAGTCCGACATGCTTTCGCGTAACGGCCATCACTGAGCCCCCGGGCGCTTGAGGTAAACCGCAACGCCGTTTGCGACCGACAGCAGGACGCCGCCGACGATGTAGGTTCCGGACGGAAGGGCGTCGGAAAGGTGCGGCCAGATCAGCAGGAGGCCGCCCACGGCGCTCCAGAACACGGCCTGTTCAATCGCGATGCGCCGACCATGCCGGCGGCGATATGCGTTGATGTTGCTGACCAGCTTCACATGGCACCCCTTTCCGAACGAGGAATTCCCGATCGGAAAAGGGCTACCGCGGCGCAGTTAGTGGATGTTTTTACTGGGCGGTCTGGACCGCCCGATACTCAGCGTCGGCGACGGGCGCCGTGGCGGGACGGGAAGCAAATTGAACGGCATACCCGACGAAGAATAGAAGGGCCCCGTCACGACTGATGCGGCCGTACGCCATCGAAATGGCAAGCTCGAACAAAAGCCCGGTCAATACAAACGGCGAGCGCACCGCCAGACTGCCAAAAATCAGCACGGCGAAAGCCGCGCCGCCTACCCAGCCGAACTCAATGACAGCCTGCAGGATCGAATTGTGGACTTCCGTAGCCTGCACGCAAGAATGGCTCATAAAAGCGTCCAAGCCGCGGCCAAACCATCCAGAAGATGGCAGCAGCCCGAACGCATCAACGTAGAGCTGCTTGCGAATTCCAATTGAGCTATCGCCATCACAGCCGGCAGCGCCCACCAGTTGTTGAAGGTATGCTAATGTGGTGTGCCAACGGACGACGAGCCCGAGTATCGCAAACGCAAGAAGCACGGCCCCGCAGAACATCACAGGGCGTGAAATTTTCGATGATCGGCCGAGAACAATAGCGACCGTCATTGCCACAAAGGCAAATCGCACCTGCGAGGCCGCAAAGATCATGAGCGAGATCGAACACAGCCCAAGTATGATTACCGCCTCAGCTCGGCTTAGCCTTCCGTTTATGGCTGCAAACAACAAGAATGCTGCGCATGTCATGAACTGAACGGGCGCAGCGTCGAATTTGTCGAACAGGAGCGGCTTCCCATGGCGGTCGTTCCACTGCACAATCAGCGCGTTCGCGACTAAGATGCTTCCGACCACCAGGACCAGCAACAAGGGCGCACGGAACCAACGATCGGGGGTTTCCAGTGGAAATGTTCGCCCGGCCACGTAAGCCCCAAGGGAGAGGCCGAGCAGAACGTACTCTTTCAGAGGCGCCGTTAACCCGTTACCCCAGGTTGAGCACCCAATCGCGGCTGCAAAAACAAGGAACGCGAGATCCGCCGGGAGCAGCGTCAACCCGCGCCAATTGCCGCTCATCAGCAGCAAAGCCAACGCCCCGATCATATAGACGGCTGAGACCCCGGAACCTGCCCCAAAACCATGAGCTAGCACCAAGATCGGCAACTGCCCCAGAAACAGAGCGAGAAAAATCCAATTCAACCGCGACATTTCAAAACTTGACCGCAATATTCCGAAACTCAACTAAAGGTTTAAGTTCGGCCAAGTCAATCGCTTCTTTGGTTGATAGGTGTCCTAGATAATCCTGATGATGTAGTTGCAGACGATCGACGGCTGGACGTTCAGATGCGAGCTGCCGCCGGTATTATTCGACGTCACCGCTACAGCGCCCGGAGCGAGGTTGCCACTTGCCGCGACTTGGCTAAGCGCGCCCCCCGAGCCCGGGTCTGCGGCCGTAACCTGCGTCCCGCCCGCTGCTGCCGACCCCTGATTGACGCCGTTCACAACCTTTTGGTTGGTGGTGACGTTAACTCCGATCGCGCTCGGGTTTACCGACGTAATCACCGGGATCTGGGTGGCAGTCAACGTAACACTTTCCAAACCACCAACGCCGCTGATACCGACCGAGTTGAACCCAGCTCCACTAATCCGGCCAGCGCCGGCATCAGCTGCAACAGAGGCGCGCCCGCGCTTGTCGGGCAAATTGAACGTGGTCGAACCATCACCTCCGCCGAAAGTCGTTCCGACCAGCGAAAAGAGCGACGCATAGGTAGTGCGAGAAACGGCCTGCCCGATCGGAAAAGCGAATGCGCTGTTCGGCGCCGAAAAGCCCCAATAGTCCATGCCAGCCGCAAGCGGAATGTTGTACGGGTTTCCCATGAACCCGCGAAGATAGAACGCCCCATCCGTGTTGTTGTAGAGGGCAACGTAGGGCGTCCCTTGGATGAGCACGCCTTGAAGCAACTCGGACCCGGGCGACGTGCGCAGCGGCTTCGCTCCGAGGGCATCGACGTTGAGGGTTACGGTTGCGCCGTTCGTCGCGTGAGGCGTGAATGCGATGGCGACGCCGTCCATGTGCGCGAAGCTATCAAAGCCCTGATAGCTCGAGACCGCGTAGGCATTCTGCGTCCCGGTAGTGATAATCGCGCCGGCCATGTCGTCGCGGTACTTCGCCGCAGCGGCCATCATGCCGCGCGTGCCGTCGTTCAGCGCCGAGGGCGCCATACCCTCTGGAAACGGGCAAGTGCTATCGGCCGTCGCATTCGCCCCTGCGGTACGGCTCCACTTCCAAAACGTCATTCCTCATCCCCTAAACGAAAACGGCGCGAGCTTTAGGCCGTAGACGTTAGGGCGTGCCGGCAAGAGATTTGTAACCTGCGGGACTGCCGTGAGCTGCGCGAGGTTCACCGCTGGCGCGGCCGATCCCGAGCCAGTGATTTGCACCGCCGGCGACGATTGAGCCGGCGCCGCCGGCGCGGCGGATGCTTGCGCGCCGGCGGGAGCGGCGGCCGGGCTCGGGCTGGCCACCGCCGGCCCAGCCATCGACATGGGCGCCGTACCCTTCCCGCCCATCTTGCGGTCTGCCCAGGCGGCAAGATCGCCGGCCGACATGTTGGCGACGAACGGATTTGCCTTGACCACCTTGGCGCCGAGCACCGCGCCGGCCGGTGTCGACGGGTCGGCGCTCAAGATCCCGACCGCCCCTTGAGGCCCGGCAAAATGCGCGAGGTATTGCGTTCCGGGCGTGACAGGAAGTCCGGCACCCTTTAGAATCCCGCCATTGTCAGCGGCGTATGCCGCCGTCATTTCGCGAGAGAGGGCCGGGTCTGTCTTGAGCGCTAGCAGTTCATCGCGTGAGCCGGTGAGGTCCGGCCGATGCTTCGCCAGCATGTCAAGCCAGGTGCCGTCGATGAATTGCCCGGGCCCTGCCGCGGAAGAATTCGGGTTTCGCGCGTTCGCGTCGCCGCCGCTTTCAACGCCAACAATCTGATTAACGAGGTCCATTTGCGCCCCAGATTACTTGCCTGCATCGCTCTTTTTGCCGTCGTCATGACCGGCGTACGGTTCGCCGCTCACGGCATTGTCGACAACTTCGGTATCATCGGCGCGTTAGCGACAATTGGCGCCATGATCTTTGCCGCGCATCTGGTCGACCAGCGTCAGCGCGAGCGCCCGTGATTGATCGCCGGTAGCGAGCCTTGAGAGAGTAGTCCCGCACCTCGCGCAAACCGCGGATCCACCGCGCGCCGCGGCTGCTCGCCGAAAAACAGCTCCGTAGCCTTGCGCGCCTGGTTCGCGTTCGCGAGCTTGCCCAAACCCTTGTCGACGCCGAGCGCCACAGCCGCGCCAGGAAGGCCGCCAGCGTTGAAGCCGAGCAGCGGCAGCAGCGACGATCGCGCACCATTCGCGATCCTTGCCAGCATCGGCGCCGTGCCCGACGGGTTCGTGGTGCCCTTGACGGGGATCATCTGCTTGTAGACGGCCGCAAGCTGTTTCATCAGCGCGCGTTCCTGGTCGGTGTAGAGCACGCCGGCGAGCTGCGAGCCCGAGCCGTTCAAGAATTCATGCAGCCGTTGCGACAGCGCTTGCGCCTCGTACTGAATTTTCCCCTCGCCGGCGTTCGTGAGCTTTTCCCACACGCCCTGACGTAGCGACGTCCAGCCTTCCGGCGAGAGCCGCTGTTTCAGCGCCGAGGCGATCAGCGGCGCGTTGACGCCGTTGCCCTTCCCGGTCGCGCCCATCAGGTCGTTGATGATCTTGTTAGCCGAGGCCGGCGGCCCGCCATCGGCGCCGCTGTAACGCCGCAGAACCGCAGCGACCGCGCCAGGTTCGGCCGGCTTTGGCGCGAGGCCGGCGAGCCGGTCGGCATAGCGGCCGAGCGAGGCGCGTTCCGCCGGCGACAGCACCGTTTGCGCGAGCAAGCGGCCTTTGCCGTCCAGGAAGGTGCGAATTCGCTCCGCGGCTACTTCCGGCTCGCCCGCGCGCAGATGCGCGAAAAGGCCCTGCTTATAGGCGCCGAATTCCGCCGAGTTGCGGCCGAAAATGCTTTCGATCCGCTGGGCAATCTGCACCGGCATTTGACCGCCCGGCGAGCTCGCCGAACCATAGGCCAGCTTGGCAACCTCGTCCGGCGTTGCGCGCGTGTCGGAGAATTTCCCCAGAATTTTTTCAACCGCCGCGCCGATCGTGTCGCCAGGACCGCGCTTTGCAAATTTCGCCTTGTAGTCCGCGAACGCGGCGCGCGCCTCTTGCTGCATCTTCAAGACCGCCGGCCCGTCGCCAGAGAACTTGCCTTCGGCGAGCATCTTTTCTACCCGCGCGTCGAATTGATCGCGGATATGCTCCAGCGCGTGGAGATCCGAGCCCGAGCCCCCGCCGAGCATGGCGCGGCGCGCGTCGCCGTACAGCGTCGAAATCTGCTTTCGGACCTGTTCGACGTCCCGCATGGTGAAGCCCGAGCCGGCCTCTTGCGGCGCCGCCGCGGCCGGCGCCCGATCGCCCGGGAAGTCCGCGGGGCGCATCGCAGCGCGCGCAGCGTCCTCTTGCTCCAGTTGGTGAAAAGCGTGCTCTACCGCGTCATCGGCGCCCATGCCCCGCTCTGACATCAATTTGACGGCGCGTTGCCTGACCTCGCCGCCCAATTCACCATGACCGGCGGCGTTTAGATCGTCCTCGAGGCCGCGCATGTGCGCGTCAAATTCGTGCTGTTCGCGCTCCGATCGCGCGACGGCCTCGCGCTTGCCGATGTGGCCCTCGAACCCGGCCGGATAGCGCTTTTGGCCGCGCATTTCCGCGTCGATCGCGTCGAGCAGATCGCTAACGGTCGACGTTCCGTTGTGGTTGCCGCTGAGATAGCCGGCCTCTTCCGCGGCCTCGCGCGCGTAATCGAGCGGCCAGCCGCCTTGCCGAACCAGCTTGCGGCGCCCGACGCCCTCGACGTTGACGGTATGACCCTCGCCGCCGATCGCCGCCAACTCAGCATCAGGCCCCAAACCGCCCTTTGACGCGATGAATTCGAGCAGGCTTTGCGCCTTTGGCGCCGCGGGAGCGGGCGCCGCCGGCGCGACCGCCGTTTTCTGCCGATCGTAGGCCGTCGCGACGTTATCGCCGAACTTCGCGCGGATGTCGGCGACGTCTTGCGCGTGCGTCGGCGAGACGCCGGGCAAATCGCGAGGCTGTCCCGGCGCCACGCCGTTCAAATGCTCATCAATGACGCGAAGCGCGTTCAGCGACTTCGGCGTGTTGGTCTGGTCGAGCGATACCGCCGCCGAGCGCAAGCCCTGTTGAACGTCGTTGCCGAAACCGCCGGCCGAGCCCGGCGCAAATTCACCCGGCGCAGCATCGACCGCCGCATATTTCCCGCGATAGTCCGCCTTTGCAGCGTCGCGCGCCGCCGCCATGCGTTCGGAGAGCACTTCGCCAGCGTCGATCGGCGAGGCCGCGCGCGACTGCCCATCAGGCGCCAGGGACCGCGCCATATCGGCGCCTTGCTGCGCCGGCGACATCGGCCCGGCGTGCACGCCAGCTGCAGCCGCTTGCTGCGCCTGTTCCTGCGCGATCAATTCGGCGGCGATCCGCTCCGCGGCCTCCTGTGGCGTAGCGCGCGCCGCGGCGCCAGTCAGATCGAGGCCGGCGGCGATTTGGTCGCTCGCCTGCCCTACCCGCTCGTCTTGAAGTTCCTTGAACGACTGCGCGCGCTGCTGGGCCGGCTCGCCGCGGCCGCCGCGAAGCAAAACCTGCTCTTCCGCCGAAAGAGCAGGATTTTGCGTGATTTGGGACTGCGACAGCGGCACATCGACGCCGCCGACATTGACGACGTTCCGAGGCGTCACCACCGCCGGGTTGAAGCGATCGGCGACCGCGGCAACCACCTTGCCGACGCCCTTCCCGACCGGGCCGGCCGCGCCGCCGATGATGCCGCCAACACCGGCCGCCGGCGCAATATCCTCGCCGCGCACCGCGGCATCAGCGCCAGAAAGAGCAGCGCCGGAAATTGCGCCATTCGTCGCCATCTGCCGCAGGGTGCCCGTAACTCCGAACGCCTTTGGAGCCATCGTGACCGCCGGCGCCATCGAGGCCAGACCGCCGGCGAGTTGGGCGGCCGTGTCAACAACCGGGTGCTCTGCCCCGAATTTCTTGTCCGCGCCGTCCTGGTCGCGCAGCGAATGCGCGTAACGCTCCCGAAACGTTTCCTCCGGGAGTTGGTCCTTTTCATCAAAGAACCGATTGAGCAGCGGCGCGAGCGCGGCGTTCGTCGCCGCATCGAGCTTGTTCAGCGCACCACCCAGGATCGGGACGCCGGTCGCGGCCGAGCGCGCGACGTTGTTGAGCGTGACGGGAGCCGCCGGCGGTTCGGCCGGCGCCGGCGCCTTCGCGCCGATCGAGGAAGCGATTTCCTCGACGGTCGCGTTTTGCTGGTCCGGCGAGAGCTTCAAGAACTCATCGCCAACCGTCACCGACTTGTCGCCGATCGTGAGAACAGCCATTTAGTTCACGCTCCAGGGAACACCGCTTGAGGTCTTGCCGCTCGCCGCCGGCGCCGCCGCAGTCGGCGGCTTGTAGCCAGGCCCGGCCGCGCGCTGCATTTGCTGGATTGCCGCGGCGCGCATCTGCGCCTTTTGCTGCACCACCGCCGGCGCGTCGCCAGGCTGCGGGAACATTTCCTTTTCGTAGCGCTCGAACTCGCTCTTGTTGATCGCCGCGCCGCTTTCCTGCCGCAGCATGGCGGTGATGAAAGCCGAGGCCGCGGTTTTGTACTTCTGATAATCGGTCGATTGCAGGTAGTTGCCGGCGAACGGGATCTCGCCCGCGATCTTTTGCCCCGCGCTCAAGCCCTGATTTTGCAGGCCACCCAAAATGCCTTCCGCCTGCTGCATGCGCGCGGCGAACGACGACGCCTTGGCCTGCGCCTCCGTGGCTTTGCCCGTCGCAGCATCCGCCGCCGTCTCGGACACCCGCTTGATGAACTCCTTGCGATTGACGCCCGGCGGGATCTGGATCGGCTTGCCGTCCGGACCGGTGACAATATCGCTCGCGCCGCCGCCCGCAGGCGCGCCGGCGATCGGCCGCAGCGTGCCGTCCACCTGGTTTTGCTGCATGAACTGCTTGCGGCCGTCGCCATCCTCGCCGACCTGGACCACGGACCACTTATCCTTGCCGTAATATTGGTCAATCAGCGCCTTCATGACAGCGGGATTACCGAGCGCGGCGCGCACTTCCGGGACCGTGGCGCCCTTGGCAATGAGCGCCTGCCCGGTCGCGTTCAGTTTGCCTTGCGCAATCGCGGTAGGGTCGGTTTCCTGCCCGGTGATCAGCGCGCCGGCGCCGCCGGCGAGCGCACCAATCGGGCCAGACGACAGATTGCCGAGGAAACCGCGCGTTGCCTTCATGAACCGATCGCCGAGGCCAGAGCCAGCACCGGCGAGCGAGAACGGCGCCGCGGCCGGCGCAGCGGGAGCAGCTGCGATCGGCGCGCGCGCAGCGGGAGCAGCTGCGATCGGCGCGCGCGCAGCGGGAGCAGCTGCCGGCGCGCCTTCCTCGTCGTCCGCCGAGGCAGCGGCGGGAGCCGGCGCACCACCCCGGAATGCCGGCATTTGGTAATTGCCGACCGGGATATAGTCATCCGGCGCGCGGTTTCGCGACGATGCATCCGTGGGAGCAGCAGCGGCGACAGGTGGCGCGGCCGGCGGCGGCGCAACGATCTGCGACGGCTTGACAACGTTCGAGCCAGGCCCGGCAAAGCTGAACGGCACGGCACCCTTGCCGAAACCATCGGCCGGCGCGGTCGGCGTCGGCTGCTGCCGCGAGAACGGATCAACAGGAGGCGTCGGCAGCGCAAACGCGGAAGGATCGACGCCGAGGCCGCCATAGGCCGCCGCATCGGTCGCGTTCGGCGCCTGTCCGGTCGCAACCGGCAGCGTGCCATAAAGCGGCGAAGGATACAGCGCACTAAAGGGCGACACGCCCGATTGCCCCGTGAGAAGGTCGAGAAGCCCCGGCATTCAGTTAGCTCCCAAAAGAAATGTTGCCCTTCGGCCAAAGCGAGCCGAGACCGCTCGCGATCGTCGCGAACTGCTGTGCACCCGACATCTGGCTTTCGGTGTTGGACGTGCCGTTTTGCGTGCCGAACTGAGCGGCGACCGGCGCGACGGCGCCAAGCAACGTCGTGAGCTGCGAGGCCGGAATTCCGAACCGCTGGGCTTCCGCCGCGAGCGTGGCGTTTGCGCCCCAGTTCTGGCTGTCGAGCGCCGTTCCGGCCGTGCCTACACCGTTGGTGAAGTTCTGATTTGCCGTCGCATTGTTGGCGTTCAGAATGCCGTAGGTCGTGTTGCCGGCGCCGTAGAGCGTGTTCGCGGCGTTGAGCGCGTTGGTCGTGTCCGTGTTGTACTGTTGCGCGATCACCGGGGCGATACCCGAGGCGACGCCGCGGCCGAGCGCCTGCGCGTTGCCCGGCGAGCCGTCGCGGCCGGCCGCGGCCCATGCCCCGTTCGTCTGGTTAGTGACGTCCGTGGTGATTTGGTCGAGCTGGGCTTTCAGCGCGGGATTGTTGCCGATGTTCGCGCCACTCGCGGTCTGCCCGACGATGCCGTTTTGCAGCATCCCGAGGTTCGACTTGATCGCAGCATCGTTTTTCGTCGCGCCGCCGCCATTGAGCAGCCCGAGCGTTCCGGACGTCATCGGCGAAGCAAACGGGTTATTGTTCGCGTTCGCCTCGATCGTGTTGAGCGCGCCGGTCTGTGCCGGCGTGGCGCTACCGGCAGAGCCGGCCAGGTTGGTCAGGCCACCGAGCAGGCCCGACAGTGCGCCAGATGCGCCGCTATACGGCGACAGCGACGACGATTGGGTGGTGGTGCTGCTGCTCTTGCCGCCCATCAGAGCGCCCTTTCCATGACGATGTTCGACACGTGGTAGTTTTTCAGCACGCGCGCCCAGCCGGCGCGGCCCATCAGCCGCAGCCGTTTGGCGCCTTCCGCCCTCGCCCAATCCTCGATTTGCTCGAGCAGCGGCACCCAACGTTCCCGGTTTTCGCCGCCGAGCGCGGTAATCAGGCAGACCAAATGCCGATCGGTTCGCGTCAGGAGCGTAATCGCCGCGGCCTCGATCTTTTCGCCGTCACAGGCCAGCCAGAGCAGCCCATCCCCCTCGAGGACATCACGCGCAATGTCGGCGGTGTGGCTGAGATCGGTGCGCAGCACCGCGCGTCCAAGCATCGCCTCGACACGCGGCCAGATTTCATGGACGCGCTGCGGCGGGACGCAAATGAGATCAGCCAAGGCAGACATAAAAGAACGTGCGATCCGTTTGAGCGTTGTTGGCGTGCGAGATCGTGAAAGACTGCTTGCCGACAGTCCCCACGAACGTTCCCGACAATGCCGCCGCGGCGTTAGCAGTTCGTGGAAAGAGGAAAACCGCGCTCCCCGGCGCGCAGTTGCTCGCGGAGACCGTCGTCGACGTCGCCCCGCTGGCGAGCGTCACCGAGCCCGTCGCGTTTGAGCGCCCGTTCGCCAATTGCTGGAGCGAGATCGCGTATTTCGAAAGGTCGCGCTCGTTGGTATCGGGGAGAAAAACGGTCATCGCTTGCCCTTCGCGGCCAGGTCGACCGGCTCAACGCCGTTGATGAACGTCCAAACCGTGCCCGCGGGGATCCGGCACCGGAAGCGGCTGTAACGGGTGTCAACCAGCGTGTTGCAGATGCCCGTCACGGCATTCACCAGGCGTTCAACGCCGGCCTGCACGGCCGCTTGCAGGTTTTCGCGGCGCGACGCCGAGCCATAGACCGCCGGCGCGTCGGAGACCGGCCGAAAACCGATCTTGAGCTTTACCCGGCGCCCATCGGTCCCCTGTTCGGCGGTCTCAAGCGTCGCCTCGAGGTTCGGGCCGCGGAAAAACGATGCCTTGTGATCGGTCGAGAACGCGGCCAGCTCCGGAACTATCACCGTCGACAGGCTGTCGAAGGACTGGACGATTGCGTCCAGGTTCGACCCGATGAGCGTATCGACCGCCTCGAGCGTGATGCCAGGCTGCGCCATCTTGAAAAGAAACTCACCCGAGATTTGCAGCGGCGTGAACTTGTCCAACACCTGGTCGTAGCAAAGCGCCTTGTCGAACTGGTTCACAACGCCATTGACCGACTTGTAAGCCCAGATGACGCGCGAACTGCGCGGATCTGCGAAGCCTTGGAAGAGCTGCGGATTGGTCGCGTCGAGGTCGGTTGAAAATGTGCGGTCGACGCGCTCGCGGCCGATCGGCACAGGCACTCCGCCGGGGTCGATGCGGTGGAAACCCTTCAGCGAGTAGAAGAAGATGCTCGAGCCCGAGCGCACAAGGCTCCCGGGCCCATAGATGCCGAGCCCTTCGGAGATCTTCTGGATTTGGAACACGCGCGGATCGCCCGGCAGGTAAATCATGCGCCGGATGATGTTGTCTTGGAGGATGACACCGGTTTCGCCGCCGGCGATGCCGCGGCAAAAGCCACCATCGGCGAGGTCTTGGAGATCAGCGGAGTTGATGCCAGGCGTCCACGAATTCGGGCCGTTCACATCATTGAGGCCTGACCATTGAACCCGGTTCGGGTTTGTCAGGAGGCCGCCGAGCACCACAAACCGGCCCACGACGTCGATATAGCGCGCCTGTGGCGGATTGCCGGCGAGGTTCGCGAAGGCCGTCGAGCTGGAAATGTCGAAAACCTGCGGAACGACGTTCGCTTGAACAGCGATCACCAGGTTGTTGAACTGGACAAACTGCCAATTATCGTTGGCCGAGATCGCAGCATAGGGACCACCGGCGAGCGACACCTTGGAAAACCCATAAGTGGTGTTGTTCATCAACCAAAGATCGGACGCCGTAGCCGCGAACACGACAACGGAGCCATCCGTTTTGTAGGCGGCGAACGCGCCGCGGCACTGCGCGCCGAGCGCCTGAGAGAGCGCCGTGAGGCTCGGAAACGGTCCGTAGCCGTCGCCGCGCGGCACCACATTGAGCACGTTGCGGCCGGTCTGCGCCTCGTAGTCGCCGAGATCGGGCTTATATTCTCCGAACGGGACAACGGGCATCAGAAATCCGTCCCTTGGATCTTGCCCGTCACTGTGCGCGCCGAGGTCTCATAATCGAGCTTGCCCTTGTAGGCCGGGATTTGGAGCTGCATGCGCTGCATCCCGTCCGTGTCCTCGATGACGTTGGTGTAGAGCAGCAATTTCGCGTGCGCCCGGATGAGCTGTTCGGCGTCATTCGTCCATGCGTTGCTGTCCGTATCCGCCGAGAGCGTCGCCAGGCTGTAATGCATGTGCGGCCGGATCGTGTAGACCGCGATCGGGATCGGCCACAGCATGATTTGGCCGTCGATGTAGGTGAAAACGTTCGGCTTGCCGGGCCCCGTGTTGTTGCCCTGCAGCCACTCGAACTCGTCCGGCTCGAGCCGCTCGAGATCGAACGTCGACACCGTGTCCCGCAAGAACAGGTGGTCAATCCGGATGATGTTGGGGATTTGTGCGAGGTCGGAGCCGGTATAGGCAACCTGCCCTATGACGGTCGGAAACGTCAGTGAGCGCGTGACGTTGAAATAGAAGCGATCACTTTCGTAGTTTTTGATCGCGTCGCCGATTGCGTCCTTGATTTGGCTTCCGAGATCGTCGCGCGTCAGATCGCCCGCGATCCTGGTTTGGAGGTCCAAATAGCTCGCCATAGTCCACCGCCGGGCGCTGATAGATGACAGGAGACGGAAGCGGCGCCGGCTCGTTGAGAACCAGCGCCGCGCCCGCGTAGTGCAGCCAAACGTCCACCGATCAGAGATCGTTGTTCGGAATGTACTTGATGACGATGGTTGCCTGACCGGCGGTCGCCGCGGCGCCGGTCTGGGTGTACTGGACGAACACCGGAGTATCGGCGGCGATCGGGCCGAGCATGGCGCCGGTCGGCGGGATATTCTGGGTCAGGCCGGTAGCGCCTTCGTTCGCCGCCGCACCGCTGATGATGTCGGCATTGGCGCCCGCAGCCGAGCCCACCGTCAAGACGTTGGTGGTGGCGGCGTTGAAGGCCGTACCGACGTGAATATCCGTGCCGATGATAAGCGCACCGGCCGGGAGCGTCTGTTTCCGGACGCCGGCAGCAATGCCGACATCGTTGAAGTTCACCGCGAACCGAAGATAGTGAACCATCTGCGCGGCGTTCCTGCGGGCAGTGGTGCCCAGGGTGTTGGTCGTCATGTCGCCAAGCCTTGTTTAAGTTTCGGGAAAGGTGGTACCGCCGCGCTTAGTGCGCGACGGCGTAGGTGGTGGCGACCAGGGCCGCGAAGTCGTTGCCGTTGAAAACGCTCTTCTTGATGCCCCACACGGTCTGGGCGGAAACACCAAGCTCGCGCTCGTAATCGAACAGCTCTTCCACCCACTTGAAGTGGGAGCCCTTCGAAAACTCCTTGCCGAAGCCGACCGCAGCCGCCTGTGCACCGCAGAACACGGCCCGGCGGGTGCTGGTCTGCTGCACGCCGGCGTTGGAAATGCCCATCGGCAGTCGGTTCCATTTGTGCAGCACGACGTTGTTGTACTCGCCGAGCGCGCCGGTATAGATCGGCGACTTGGAGCCGATGCCGCCGGCAAGCGCGGCCTTCTGGATGTCGAGCCACTGACCGGCGCCGGCGTCGGTGCGCAAGTCCGTCACCTGGTAGTCGTGCAGGAACATGACGAACTTCTTCTCGCCGCCAACCATGATCGGACGGACGAGCGGCGAAGCTACGCCGGCACGCTCCACCAAGGCGTCGATGATGCCGAGCTTGAACGTCTTGGTGTTGTCGCCGTTGATGGTCGCGTCGTCAGTCGCGCCGCCGCCGCGATAGATGTTGGTCGGCGCCGTGATCGCGTTGTTGCCGGTGAACCGGGGATCCACAACCAGGGTATTGCCGGCAAGATGGTTCGCCATGCAGGTATCGAAGCGATCGGAAAACCAATCGTTGAGACCGTCCTTGCTCTCGCTGCGCAGGTTGAAGGGCACGCGCTGGGCGTCGATCGTGTTCTTGTTGCGAACGCGGACCGCATGCGCCAGCTCGTTGATCTTGAACTTGTCCGAATAGGTGGACAGCGCCTCTTCGTTGCCCTGCAGGGTCTGGCCCTCGGTGGTGCCATCGCCCTTGAGCTGGACGCGCAGGCCGATCGTCAGCTCATCGCCGGCCGACTTTTCGAAGTCGGTCTTGAGCTGGATCATGTTGGACGATGCCTCGCCCATGAACTTGCCAAAATACGTCTGCTTGAGCGCTTCGACGTTGAGCTTTTTCGCCCAAAGCTTGTTGGAAAGAGTGTCGTTGATACCATACGAGGTGGTGGACATTTCGATGCCTCAGAAAGGGGTTTCTCGGTGCTGGGTTTTGACCGCGAGCCGCCGCGATCGAGCGCAACACCGAGATTTCCCGCCTTCGGTGGAGGCGTGGCGCGATGACGGGCGCCACTCGAAAACGGATTGAGGCTCCGCGGGCCTTCTCACGCGGGCGGTATCAGCCGCCCATCAAACGCTTTGCCTTCGCCGGGTTCTTCGCGGTCCAGGCCTCGAATTCTTCCATCGGCATCGCAATCAAAGCCTCCGCAGTCATATCCGCGTCGCCTGCGTTGCCGCCGGTACTGGACAGGCTCTTGTTGGCCGCCTGCCCTCGCTCGATTGCGTCGAGCTTTTCCGCGCCCTTGCCCTTGGAGGGATCGGCCGCGGCCGCCTTGTAGCCTCGCTGCTTCGCCAGCGAATACAGCATCTCGGCCGGGCTCTTGCCCTTGGAGAACGCCATTTCCGCGATGGCCGCCTCATCAGCGATCAAAGCCTGATGCAGCGCCTCCGGAGTGTCGTACCCGATCGCCTGCAACTCGGCTGCACGCGACTGTAGGAGGAAGTCATAAGCGGTTCGATAATCCGCGTTCGACCTCTGAAACGTTTCCGCATCGTCGCGGTAACGTTTCACGAAATCGGTTTGCGCCGCTGCATCCTCCTTGGCCTTCTTGTCGGCCGCGGCCTGGTCATCAAGCCGCTTCTGCATCTGGGCGACGGTCTCGCCCACATGCTTCACCGCGCCGAAAATATCCTCCTCGGGCGTCGGAGGCGCTGCGGGCTGCTCGGTACCGGGATCGGCGCCGGCCAGCTTGAGCCGGTCGATGATCGCGAACTTTCCTTTCAGTTCGGCGAGCTGCTGCTGCGTCTCGCGAAACTGCCGGTCGATCTCCTTGCGGGCCTTCTTCTCTTCCAGGAAGGTCGCGAGCGGGACGTGATCGTTCTTCGGCGCGCCGTCGCCGGGCTTGGCCTCACCACCGGCGGGCTTTCCCTCGCCGCCTTCGCCACCGCCAGCGGCGCCGCCAGCATCGGACCCGCCGCCATCGCCGGTCGGTATTTCCTTTTCGCCGCCGCTTGAGAAAAAAGCTTCTTCGTCCGCCGAGAGTGAGGGGCCGCCACTACCTTCCGTCGTTTCGAAATCGGTCATTGGTCGCTTTCTGGCGGTGCTGCCGCCACAGAGAACACGGAAACGCCGTGCGCGCGGATCAAGCGTTAACCGCGCCTAGCAAGCGAGAAGTAACAACGCCTCTTCATCACGCCGTTTTTTCTGTGCAGCCGCAGCCGTCATTTGGGCCGCCATGCGCTCGCGCTCGACCGCGCGCATATCCACCGCCGGCGCCGGCGGCGCGACCAGCGGCCGCCCGATCGGCTGGAAACGAGGCCGCGAACGGCGGTCGATCGGAACACCGGGATTGCGCGTGATCCGCTGGAGCTGGCGCGCGCGCTCCATTTCCTCGAGGTAATGGCCGATGCCGCCTTGCTGGACGTCATAGTCAAAGCCGGTCCGGATCAGCGGCGCATCGTTGCCCGTCCAGGTGAACGCGCCCGGGTCTGCATCCTCGACCACGGGTTCATTGGCGGCGTTGCCGGTAAGCGTGAAGGCGCCAGGCGCCGCGCCAAATGACGTTCCGAACGTCGCCGCCTTGAGCGAGAGCGCAAAGGCGCCCGGCGCCGCGGTTTCCGTGATCTTGCCACCCGCGGCAACGCCGGCCAGCACATAGCCGCCGACCGTGACGGCCTCTGACAGCTTGAACGTGGCGGCGACCCCGACGAGCGCGAAGCTGCCAGTTGCCGCCGGCAGGCTGATGTTGACCGGGCTGGCCTGCCTGACTTGCCCGAGGGCGAGGCGCCCTACCGCGTCGAAGCCGAGAAGGGACATGCTTTATCCCTTAGAGAACTGTGCCCATGATCCACGTCCAAGTGGTATTACCCTTGAACGTAGCCGTTCCGGACGTCGTGTTCACCTGACAGAAAAGCTCGTAATAGTCGGTGCCGTTGGCGCTATCCGTCATGCTGATCGATCCAACGCCATCGTTGGCCAAACCCGTGTCTATGAAACCGCCCCTGAACGCGACCCCATTCTTGTAGATAACGGCCGTGATTGGCGTTCCTGCCGGCCACGTTCCCGTCACCCAGACCGACGCATCGATGAGAACTATGCCTGCTGGCGGCGTCCACCTGCTATTGGTGACGGCATCAAACGTGTTGTCGACGTCGTAGAGCTTGGTGCCGAACGTGACCTTGGTGTAGGTTCCTGATGCAACACCAGTTTGGTCGGTGCCGTTCTTGTGGGCTGAAAATGCCCCTGCTGAAAGGTTTGACCGCGCCTTAGCCTTCTGCGCCACCGTTAGCGACATCGCGGCATTGAACAAAAGCAAATCCTCGGCGAGCGCGACAACCGCGACTTGCGGCGCGGCCGAGAAGTTGATTTTCGCGGTCGTTCCTGCGGAGTTGAAAAGCACCGTCGTTCGAGACAGCACGCCGGTTCCAGTGTTGTAGGCACCGAAACCAACCTCCCATTGCGAAAGGTCCGCGCTCTCGGCCCGGTAGCTGTAGATCGCACCATTGACCGCGCCCGCAGCCGCCGGCGACTGATAGCCGGTGACCGGGGTCGAATAGGTCCAATCCGTAGTACCGCCCGCGGTCGGATTGAAACGGCAGACGTCGAGAAATGAGCTTGCCATCAGGTGAGCGTCAGCGCGCCGTTAGTGGTGTCGAGCTGAACGGTGAAGCTGTTGCCGTTGGTCAAGTTGACCTCCGCGCCATAGTCCCACCATCCGATCAGGTTTCCGTTGACCGGCGTGGAGTTGTAGAGTGCGGCATACCGGAACTGCGCGATGTTTCCGCCGGCCGCGGTGAACAGGACCGGCTGCAAGACGAGCTTCCAGACGCCGGCCGCCTGCGTCCAAGACGTGAAGGACGCCGCGCCGCCGCCGGCGGTGTAGCCATTCCCCGCTGCGATTTCCGTCAGGTTGGCTTTGACCGTGTTCGTTGCGACCGGCGCAACGTCGGTAAGCAGGATCTTGAGCGCGTCGGCAGTCAGGTTGTGCACCTTGCTGCCGAGATCGCCCATGAAAACGTTGAACTTGTTGAAAGCGGCCATTTAGTTGGTCCCTACGGGTGCGATGCCGACGATTTCGCCGGTCTGCGGATCGCGGATCAGCTTTTTCGGCGTGTTGAGCGCGGTAGCGAGCGTGTTCATGTCGCGCCGCATTTCCTGCATGAAGGCCATGATCAGCGCTGCGGTCTCACCGCCGCCCGAGCCGGGCACCGGCTGGCCGGTCGCTGGGTCGACCGTGGGAGGCGCGGTCAAAGCCTTGAGCATGGCGCTATGCTGCGCCTCCTGCGCGGCGAGCTGCATCTTTGCCGCGCTTTCCTGCTGCATGGTCTGGACTTTGGCGTCCGAGGCGGCCTTGTCGTTGGCGATTTTCGCCTGCGCCTTGTCGTTCTCAAGCTTCAATTCCGCGTCGCGCTTCTGTTGCTCCGGATCGGGCTGCTGCTGGGACTGCTGGATGCTGTCCGAGATCGCCTTTTGCGCCGAGGTCGGCAGCGGCGAATACTTGAGCAGCGCGAGCCAGGTTGCCGGCGGCAGCATCTTGCCGATGACGGGCAACAGCTGTTGCAGCATCGACCAGGTCGCCTCTTTCTGGTTCGCCGACGTCGGGCTTTCGTCAACGATGACGTCATACTGCGACGCGCCGGTAGTCGCCTGTTGCTTGACGAGCGGCACATATTGCGCGTTTTCCTCGCCCTCGATCTTGATAAGGCGGCCGTCCGAAAGGTAATGCTCGATCAGGTACAGCATCAGCCGGCCCTGTGACTTGCGGTACCGGCGCAGGCTGTCAAACAGCGGTTGCAAGATGGTCAGTGCGGATTGCTTGCGCTGGAGATCGAGACTGGCCGCCTGCCCGGCAGCGCTCTGCATGCCGAGAATTTCGACGTTGACGCCCGAGACGTCGCGGAGCGAGGTGACGGCATACTGCATCAGTTCGAACGACGATTGCGGGAACTGAGACGTCGGTTTTTGAACGAATTTCGGGCTCGATCCGAGCGCGCCAGGCTTGAGGAACGTCACCGTGTCCTGTTTCGCCCAGGACGCCTCACCGTCCGCGTCGTTGTCGAAGAACTGGCCGCGCTCGACCGCCACGCCGCCCTTTGCGGTCGTATTCATGATGTGCATGGTCTGCGACATCCACTTGTTCGACCAGCGCGCCGGATCCTTCATGGCGCGGACCAGGCCGAAGAACGTGTTTTTGTTTCGGTCCCGCTTGCCGGTCATGCACTGGAACGAGAAATGGCCTTCGCAGGGCGCGTCGCCGATCTCGAGCAGCACCGAGCCAAGATAGGCCTGCCGGTAGACCTTCCGCGTCGACTTGGTGAAGCGCAGCGAGCCGCCGGCGAGCTTCGCCTTGGCGCTCAAATCCTCAAACTCGTCCTTATCCAGCGTCAGGATCTTCTCGCCGGTCGGGTCGGTCGGATCCAACACCAGATAGACCGGGACGCGCTCCCACCACTGCGCGCGCACCATCGTCACGCCGTCGCCGCTATCCTCGCCGTCGCCGGTGCTGTCCTTGTTATAGAACCGATTGTCGTTTTCGTGCGGCTTGCCCTCGTCCTTGGCGCCGACGTCATCGATCCATGAAGCGTTGTAATCCGCGTCCTCGAACGGCCGATCGGGATCGCCCGGGCAAAGCGCCCTCGCCTCATCCAGCGGCACACCGCGGCGGATGTGGAAAACCCGACGCATGTCGCGCAGGTTTCGCTTGGACGCGCCGCTATCCCACACCATTTCGAGCGGGTCGCGCCGCTCAATCTTGGGATCGCCCTCGGGATTGTCCTCATAGTCGAGGAGGGTTTCGGTCCAGCCCATGCCGCAAACAACCATGTCGCGGAAGGCGTCGCTTTCCTCGTCCTCAGCGTCGCACTGTTGCCGGAACCACTTCGCCGCCGACGTCAGCAGCTCGTTGACCTGTACATCACCCTCGGTGCGCGGCAGGAACTGGACTTCCTGCCTGTTGCCGACCTCTTGGCCGGCGACGCTATCGACCACGGGCCCAACGCGGTTGAAAATGACGATCGGGCGCTTTGCATCCTGCAGAATCGCCTTGTCATCTTCCGTTAGCTGCTCGCCGGCCTCAAAGTCGAAATCCTCGCGGGCCGCCGTGCGCCAGGCCGTTTGGCCCTTGCTGTTGAAGTCGGTTTTGCACCACTTTTGGAGCTTGGAGAAGATGCCGTCAGCATCGGTCGGCGCCTCCCGCTCGTCCTTTTCGCCCGGCCCGTAGCCGCCCGCGTCGTTCAGCATCAAAGTTCATCCGTCCGGATTGAATTTTGGTGGTACCACGCGCTCGGAAATGTTTTGTCTTGTCCCTGGGCCTGCTCCCGCTAGAATTGTGCTGATACGATCGTTCTTCGAACAATTGCAAGGGTACATTAATGCCGCTCGACCTCGGCCCATCTCGCATCAAAATTAGTGCGGCACGCGACAATATCGCTCGCTTTAAGGAAAAGACGAATCCGCTCTCCAAGGAATTTTATGAGATCTTGACTATCGAGATGTGGACATCGATCAACACGCGGACAATCGACCTGAACTATCAGCCCAAAGAGGCCATTTCCGAAAGGCTCGCGAGCATCGTCGGCGACGCACTAGGAAATCTTCGGAGCGCCCTCGACTTCGCGGCGGTTCGCATTGTCGAGCCCGGTACGAAAGTTTATTTCCCGGTCGCCCCTCGAAAAGACCTTGCTAGCCACACCAGCATAGCGCCGATAGACGCGAAACTGTCCGGCTTCAAAGATTTGCTTTTAGGGGAGATAAGGCCAGAAGGTGGCGCGAACGAGCCGCTATGGGATCTTCTCGGCAAAGCCAACAACGATAACAAGCATTCCGATTTCATCCCAACCGTCGCGATGGTGATGGTGAAAAATATCAACATTAAGCAGGGCACCAACACACTCAAGAATTGCAGTGTGGAAGGGAACGCCGCGTCTCCAATTAGACTAGTCAGGTCACTCTCTCACATTGAATATAGCTCCGACTGCAGTGCAATTGTGGACACAAAATTCGGACCCGGGACGTCGGTGCCGAACGCGGCTGTAGTAGAGACTCTGGATCGAGCCGTCTCTATGGTCGATGACGCCTTAACCAAAGTCGGTAAGTTGGCGAACGGCTAGGTTAGACACTTTGCCAAGAGCCACCGCCCGAGCTGGAGCGGCGCCCGTAGCGCTCCCGCGGAGGCGGCGCGCCGGCCGGCCGGCCGATCGAAGCGAATGCGCATCAGCGGCACTAACCGGCTGCGGTCGTCGCAGATGCGATCTCGCCGATAAAAAGGTAAGTATGGATCACTGCAAGCCGAGCTTCTTGCTCGGATACATCAACATGCACACCTTTGCACGTCTTGTCGTAGATCGCGTCCAACCGGGCCGCCAGATGCTCTAGGCCTGCGGTTACGACTGCTTGCGAACTATCTCGATGCGTAAGGTCGGCCAAATACGCCAATAGGCGGTTCTTGTATTGCTCCTGCCCCACTTTGCGAGCCTTTCCGCTCGCGTCCTTCCAATCCTCCGTCGTAGCTGGATAGAGCGAGTCGGCCACCGTCATCAGCAGACGCCGACAGGTCGTGAGAGCGGCCGTGCGAGACTCCGTAGAGTTGTCGGCCATCCGTTCGTTGATTGCAATCAGCTGTTCAGCCGCCTTAGGACAGTACGCCCGCACGAAATTGTCGACGTCGCGCCGCGCCGTCTCGAATATGTCTTGCGCGACATCTCCCAATTCTATGGCCAGGAACGCATCGGTGGCGTAGCTATGAATCGAAGATTTAACTGAGCTCAAAAGAGCTCTGTCATGGCGATATCCGTTTATCAGGGACTGCTCGATTTTACGTTGTCCAGCCAGAAAGTCTCCGGTGGCCCGGGCGACCAGGTAGTTTTCCATAGGCTGATTACTTTGCATGAGACTGCCCATGGTGCGCAGCCGAGCATCGCCGGTTCGGCAGCGAGCGTCCATCTCCGGTAGGCTCGTGGTGTAATATTTGTCGTCCGAGGTAATTCGGCCCCCACCTCGCACGTACTTCTCACAGGTACCGAGGCTAGAAAAGACGAACCCAGAGGGATATCCTGTCATTTCAAATTCCAGCCATCGCTGGGCATCGGCATCCCGCATGAGGCGAGCCAGGCGCTTAGCTTTCATAAGCGTGCCCTCTACCTCTCCCGTTCCGCCTTCCAAGTCGTCAAGCAGTGTCGAGGCGACACGTTTCAACTCGGCCAATTTATCTGACATAATATGTCTCGCGGATCGGAACGGGAATCTTGCCAAGTAATCAGTTCACGCCTGGACTGCAAGACCTTGCAGTGCCCAACCCTAGATCGTACACAACTAGGCCGAGGCCGTTCCGGTCTAGAAGATATGCTCTAGACACTCTGCCATGACCCGCCACCCGAGCTACGGCCCCGATCACGGTAACGTTCGCGCGGCGACGCTGCGCCGGCCGGCTGATCGTAATGAATGCACATTAGCCCAAAGCCATCAGCGCCGTGCGAACTCCAATCGTGATTTGGCCCGAGCCCGATGTTACGCTCATCGTTTGATTTCTTCTCATGGTACCAGCCGAGCGCGTCGCGGCCCGGCTCAGTGGTGTCAGCATTGAAGAATAACCGCGGGAAAAGCCGCCGGCCGGTCTCAATGCGCGCCGAGGCCGCGCCGGCGCCCTGGTTCGGGATCACCAGCACGTCAAACCCGGCTTCCCGGATCGCGCTTTCATAGGACGTCGCGAAAACCTTGTCCCCATGCGCGCCGTCGTGCGGCAAGATCACCCAGGCGTTGCCGTACCCGCGGGAGCGCATCCAGTCGATATGGACCGATAACGGCTGGCCCTGCGCCTCGTAGTAGTCCAGGACGTTGATTTTCTGCCCGACGAATTGAGCAATCCAGATCGCCACAGCGTCGGCGCGCGCGCCGGTCCCGCCGATGTCGAAATAGGCCCGCGTCTGCATGAGCGGGTCGCGCGGGACGAACGTAATCCGGCCCTGCTCTTTCGCCTCGAGCAGCCCTTTGGCGTAGTACGCGCCCTCGACCACAGTCCGGAAACCACCGTTCCAGACCCAATCGTATTGATCGGGCCGGTTTTTCTGGTCATCAAGCCGCGTGGTGTTGAGGATCTTCGGGAAGAACGGGTTATCCCGCCAGTTCAACTCAATGATTTTCGAGCCATCAGGCGGGTTTTCGCGGAAACGCTTGTGCGTCGCGCTCTTCTTGCGATCGGGATTCCAGGTGACCCAGATTTCGGCGCCCTCTTCGCGCACGGTCGGAATGGTGACGGTCCAAGCGTTGTCCGAGACCGGTTCGGCCTCATCGACCCAAAGCAGCAGGATCTTCGCTTTGGACTTGATGCTGTCCAGATTGTGCCGAAGGCCGGCGAACACGAAATAAATCCGCCGACATTTGGTCCGGATGTAGGTCTCACCGACATCGAAGAAGGCAGCAAGGAACGGCTCAGAAGCGATCGCGGCCTTCACCTCCGCGAACGAGCTGTCAGCCAGCGAATTCATGAACTCGCGACCGCAAAGAATGATGCCTTCGCGGCCTTCCGTTGCCCACATCATCGCGCGCACGGCCGCCATCTTTGCAAACGAGCGCGTTTTCGCCGAGCCGCGGCCACCATAGGCGCCGCGGTACATGGCCTCGCCGGTGAATACAGGAACGAGCTTGGGAGGCAGGAGGATTTGAGCCGCGGTCATGCGAAACGTTTATGAAACGTCAGAGGAAACGTTTCAGTCCGACAGAACCCAGAGGCAAAGCGCGATGAACGCCAGCCCCGGGCACTCGTTGAGGAAGCACAACAACGCCATAAACAGCATCACGCGCCCTCCAGGAACGCCACGCGGCGCTCGCGGATCTCTTCCCGCGCGCCAGGCGTCGGCATCGGAGACGGAGACGGCGCCGCGATCGGCGCTGCTGCGGGCGGCGGCTCGCGGCCTTCCATCATCGCGCGGAGCCTCGCCTTGTCGGCACGGGCGAGAGACCAGCCCCCGGCGCCCCATTCGGTGTGGACCACGATCCCGACTTTCTCGAGCGCGGCGCGCACTTTCACCATCTGCACGTCGATCAGCTTCATTTCCGGCTTGTCGCACTCAGGCCGAGCGCCAAAGAGCACCGTGAACATCGCCTCGCGGCCGGCAACGGCACGCTTGAGCATGAAGCCGACCATTTCGCATTGCTGCGGTGTGGCATCGAGCACCGTCAACAGCCGCGAAACGTCGTCGTTGCCGACGCCTAGCAGCGCCTCAAGCTCTTGTACGCGATCCTGCAACTGTTGTTCGGTAGAACTCAAATCATCCCCCTTATGTCAGTCCGCCGGAAACTGCCGGCTCAGCGTCACCCAAAAAAGTAGATGGCCGCCACAGCGGCACCGATCAGGATCAGGTAAGCCCAGATAAGGCACCCGCCGGCATGAGGCCCAACGTTCATCAGCCTTCCCCTATGTTCGAGGGGAACGGCGCCGCGACCAGCTCAATGCGGCTGATTTCCTGCTTAATCGGTCCGCCATCCGCGCCGGTGACTTCCGTGGTCAGCTTGTCGCCGTACTTCTTCGGAGACATGCGAGCCATCAGCCATTTTCGGGTATCGACCTTGAGCCGAGACCGGGCGACGAATTCAGCGTTGACCTTGACGGACCCGTCCTCGCCCTCGATCACATCACCGCTGGCATCGTCCGAGATTTGAAGGATTTCTTCCTCCATGACCGTCGAACGAGCGTCTATCGCGCGCGCGTATTGCTCCACAAAGGCCTTGTCCTTGGAAAGCCAGAGGAAAACGGTAGAGAGGCCGGGCATTTCCTCATCCCGGCAGATCGAGCGCAGACTTTCGCCCTCAGCCATGCGAGCACAGATCAGAGTGGCCAGTTCCGGATTGAAGTCAGTAGGACGTCCCATAGGGTCTTACTCGCCCCCAAGGTTGTTGGCGTACTGGCCCATGATGGATTTGAACTCATCGGTTTGAGCCGCGATCGTGTTGGCTACCGCTCCGACACCCGTTGCAACGGTCTGACGTTGGTCCGCCAGGTTCGAGCGCAGGATTTCGAGCTGCGCCGCGTGGATCTGGCCCATCAATTTGACGTGCTCGTCCATCATGGCTTTGACGGTTTGGCCTACGGATGCGGGATTGCTCGCGCTCATGGCGGCTTGTTCCTGTGGTGCGGCCGGCGAAGCTACCGGCGCGGGTTTGTCGGGGATCAGCGAGACCGGCGGCAGCTTGATCGCGTTTCGGATCGCGGCCTCTATTTCGTTGTCCGAGGCCGAGGCGTCGACCGCCGCGGTATAGGCACCCCACGAAAGCAGGATGCGACCGGCCTCAAGCCGCATTGTCAGCGTCTCGATGCCAGGAATGTCCGACATGCGGACCTTCAAATCAGCGATGCTCATGTCTCTAGCAATCTCCCGGCTGCGTTAATGCGCCTAGCGAAAAGCAAACGGTTTTAAGATTTCTCGGGATAACTCACGCTGCGACTACCTCGAGCCGGCGACCATCTGGCGCTAACCCGTACTTCGCGAGCAGTTCGGCGGATGCACGACAGCCCGGGAGATCCGGCGACGGTCCAGCGTGGCGCGACCAGAACCCATTTTTGGCGAACATCCTCACGGCGTCCTCGATCGGCATTTCATGCGCGGCCTCGCCGCCGATCGTTTGGAGCGCAAAGACCGCTGCATGATCCGACCAGCGCTGTTGATTGAGCCAGGTGCAGGCTTGCGGAATGAACCGCGTTCCGACGTTGCCGCGCGCCTGCTCATCGTTTGCCAGCTTGCGGGCCGCAGCGATTAGCATCGCCGGGTCTAGCCCGGTTTTCACCAGCGAGTTGAACCGGGTTTCCGCCGGCTTGCGCGGGTTCGGACCATCCCGGCGAGGATAGGCCTGCCAGAACTCATCGAAGCGCGAGGGCTCAGAGCTGCGCTTGGCCGCTATCGCTTCCTCAAGGTCGATTTGCTTTGGCTCGCTCGCCGAGCGGTCGACAGACCGAGAGCTTTGTTCTGTTCTGCTCTGCTCTGTTCTGTTCTGGGGCGTTACAGAAACGTTTCCACCGCCGTTACCTGAAACGTTTCCGGCAACGTTCCCCGGCGCATCGAATGCCGCGGCCTCTTCCGCCTCTCGTTTTAGCCTTTCGCGATGCTCGCGAACGCGGACCGTCGAGCTATCGGACTTGTACTGCCGACCCTCCCAATTGTGTGGAGCATAGGCGCCGGGCTCTGTCTCATCGAGCAAGCCGGCGGCGCACAGCTGGCGCACCGACGCCCCGGCATCATCGTCCGACATGCGCAGCGCGAACGCGATATCAGCGACCGGCGGCAACCTGCCCTTGTTCCGTGAAGCCAGGCATAGGAACGCCACCCAGCGCCAGCGCATCGCCTCCGGAAGCCGCATCACCTTGGGATCGTTGATGACGTCCCCATACATCCGAAACCAAGGATTGCTCACCCGGCCGCCCCTTCCCGTGTCATGTTGAACAGCGTGCAGCCGAGGCTTTCCCCGACCCTGACCGGCACGCATGCAATTCGATTTCGAGCCGCCATCTGGTCGGCAAGCTCGCGCGAGGCCCAGACAGTGCCGCACGCACCCATCAGCGGCCGATAGACGTTGACCCAGACAGTTTCAGGCGCAGCCGCGGTCATCAGCGCCCCGCGTCGCGCAGGGCCGCGAGTCGGTTCGCCACGTAGCTTTCGGGCTTGTCGACCGATCGGGCGATGTGCGCCGTGTCGAATTGCTTCTGCGCCCACATCGACAGAATGCGATCATCGAGCGCCGCGACCACGTCAGCAGGCGCAAACAGTCTGTTTTTGACAATGGTCACTCGTCTAGCCTTTCGCGCAGTTCAAAGAAGCCCTTGGCTTCCGGATGGATTTGGAGGAACCAGCGCGCAAGCGGCGCAGTCCAATGATCGTTGCAGCGGAAAGCGCGATTGCCGCGCTCAATCCGTTCATGCCAGCGGATCCGATGCAGGATCGCGTCCGCCGAATATCGGTCATAGCCAACGTTGCGGACCTCGAGCGCCAGGCGCTCGAATTGGGTGCAGACGTCGAGTGGCACGCCTTCCGGATAGAACGGTGAACGCGCCATCAGCTCGAGTAAGGGCTCATCACTCAAGCGGCAGGCCCCCGCGTCAGACGCAGCCGGCCGCGGCCCTTGCCGGCGGGATTGTAGAACTCGACCAGACCGACAGCGGCGAGCGCGTTCCAGGTCGATCGCATGAACGGCGCAAGCTCGCCGGCGGCGAGCAGCACGCCGTTTCGGTCAAAGCAGCCATCCCCGTTGCGTTCGGAGAGCCAGCGGAGCGCTTCGCGTTGGGAGTGGGTAAGCTGCGGTCTCAATTGCAATACTCCAGCTCTTCGCGGAGCGACCGCACGAGATCGGCAGTTTCGACGTCAAAGCAGTTCGGGTGCTTCGGATCCTCGCCGAGCAGGCGCCGAATTTTCCAGACCGCATGCAAGACCGTTGTGTGATCCTTGCCCCCGAACCGACGCCCGATTTCCGGCGTGCTCCGACCGGTCAACACCTTCGCGAGATACATCGCGACTTGCCGAGCGTGGACCAATGGAGCGTTGCGGCGCTCGCCGAGGAATTCCGCCAGCGTCATCCCGACGCGATCGCAGACAGCAACCTGGATATCCCGGATAGTCAGCGGCTTGACCAACGTCGCGCCCTCGATGGAAAACCAGGGCTCTTTCATCGGCGGGAAGTTCAGCGGCGCAGCCGCGGCCACCGGCGCAGCGTGGATCGGCGCGGGCTTGACCGGTGCAGGCCTCGGGCGCGCCGCCTCGAGAGCTGCCCGGAGCTTGGATGCCGCGAGTTCAGCGGCCCTTGTCTCGATCGAAGCCCGAAACGCTGCGCGCCGACGATGGGCGCGCAATGCCGTTTCAGTTGGTTGGTAAGCCGGGGCGGCTGCGCTCATTTAGCCCCCGTTCTGGCGAACCAAAGCCTTAGCCTGCACCACAGGATCCGATGCAGCGCCGCACGCCGCCTCGGTGATCGCAATTTCATGCTTGAGCATCCTCAATTGACGTTGGCACTCGGCCTGGTAGGCCGCCTTGAGGCGCATGTACGCGGTAACGCCGATGTCCTTGAGCTGAGATCGCCGATAGCGAAGCCGCCACAGAACCCCGTATTCCACCCCGTACTCACGCTCTATCGAACGCATCGCGCGCTCGGTGTCTCCAGGACCTCGAACACGCATTTTCGTAAGGTCTCTCGACCACTTGACCGCTTCATCCAGATACGCAGACCGCGGCATTTGCTTTCGCCTCCAAAACAATTTGCACACTTGCAAAAGGCGTCATGTTGCACTTCCGGCATGACGAACCCGGACAACGAGAACGACCCCTTCCCCTTCCAGCAGCTCGCGGTTTTCGCCGCGCGCGTGCTAGCTCCCCAGAACCAAAAGCAGAGCGACGACGTTGAGCGCGATCGAAGCGAGCCACGTCCCGACGAACAGAAGGCCGAACAGCACCGCGCCCACGTCGATCAGAGCTTGCGCCGCATTGCCGCGTTTGAACGACGCGCTCGTGGGTTGAAACGTTGGTGAAACGTTGCGCATCAGGCGGCGTCCCGCGCTACGGGAACGGCGGGCCGCTCAACCAAATCGGGCCAAGCAACGCCAGGCGCCCAATTCCGCGAGAACCAGTGCAAGATTTCGTCGTACTTGCGGACGGTGAAGCTGCGACCGCTATCGTGCATCTGCGAGAAGAACCGGCTGTCATTGACGACAATCCGGCCCAGGGTCGTAAGCTTGATATTTCGCTGCCTCGCGTATGCATCGGCACACGCCAACAGCTTTTTTTTGCAAACTTGTTCGAATGATTGCTGCATCACCCAAACAGGATAGTGGAATAAATCCTACTCTACAAGGGGATTTAGTGGGATTGTTTCCATTTGGAAAATCCTACCCTAAGTGGGATAATTTCCACATGAAGGACAAGGACTTAAAACCTGATATGCGTGCGCGGATGGCAGCTAGGCTCGCCGAGCTGGACCGTTCGCCGATCACGGCCGCGGCAAATGTTGGGCTCGAACGCACCTACATTCGCGACTTCATCAACGGGAAAAAGGCATCCATTCGCTCGGATAAGCACGAGCAAGTTGCCCGCGCCCTTGATTGGACGGTCGCGGACCTTTTGGGCGCGGGAACTTCGCCAATCAAGGTCACGCCAGGGTTTACGGCCGCCTTCGCCGAGCCGTCCCCGAGCACCTTTGTTCCCGGCAATCAGCTCGTTGGGGTTCGCGATTTCCCGATCTACGCCGCCGCACACGGTGGCGAAGGCTTCATGATTGTTCATACCGACGTGATGGAATGGGTAAAGCGGCCGGTGATCCTGGAGGGCGTTCCGGATAGCTACGGCGTTCTTGTTGTGGGCGAATCTATGGTACCGGCCTATCGGCCCGGCGATATGGCGCTAGTGCACCCTCGCCGACCACCCGAGCGGGACACAGACGTTATCCTGTACGATCACGATCCACGCACCGGCGACGCAAAATCGATGATCAAGCGTCTTGTAGGGTTCAATGATCGCAGCCTTAAACTCGAGCAATACAATCCGGCCAAGACGTTCTCGGAACATCGTGCGGATTGGCCGATCTGCCATCAGGTGGTGGGGATGTATAAGGGGCGACGCTAGGCCATACCCGTGACAACGTTTTTTGCGATAGTGTCTGATTAGAGGTTGGCGAGTACCCTTCGATCATGACCATGCATGTGAACCTGGACTGGCGGAAAGCAGGTGACATCGGCCTGTACACCGTCCCTATGGCGGCGCGCATTCTCCATGAAGAAGGGGGCCGCATTCGATCTTGGATCAACGGCGTCGGGAACAGCGATGCTCCGCCTATCATTCACCGTCAATTGCCTATGATTGGCGGCAAGACGGTGCTCGGCTTCCTCGATTTAATCGAAGCGCGATTCATAAAGCACTTCAAGGATCTCAGACTTTCCTCGCAGACGATCCGGAAAATCGCGGAGCGGCTGCGCGAGAGGCACGACACGGACCACCCTTTCGCGACCAACAAGGCTTTTCGGACGGATGGCAAAACGATCTTGATGGAAATCGCCGAGGAAGAAGAAAAGAAGATTTTGAACCTGCTCAACGACAACTTCGAAATGGAAGCCGTTGTTGAGCCCTCACTTTTCGACAGCATTCTTTATGCCGATGATCTCGCCTATCGCTGGCACCCGAGCCCAGTTCAACATCCGCGTGTCGTGCTCGATCCCAACTTCGCTTTCGGGCGTCCCGTGCTGGAAGGCATCTGGATCCCGACCGACACACTGATGGCAGCTTACAGCGCTGAGGGTGAGAGTGCTGCCGTTGCGGAGGATTTCGAGATTGCCGAGGAAGACGTTCTTGAAGCCGTTGCCTATGAGGGGAGCTTAGCCGCTTCACCGCCAATTGAAAATAAAACTGGATGAGTGCATCGCTAACCGTGTCGCTCAAGCGATAATTGCCTTCACCGGCAATCGAGAGGGATACGAGGTCTCTTATATCAGGCACGGAGATGGCTCGCCTGATCCTGATTGGATTCGTAAGTTTGCGGAGGACGGCGGTACTGCGATAGTTTCGGGCGATCACAATATCCTGCAGCATTGGCCGAACTTGGTTGCGTACACTGAATCCGGCCTGGTCTCATTTTTTCCGCCGAAAGAGTACGAACACCTGAAAGGTTTCGGTCGCGCTGCCTTCCTGATCCGCTGGTGGCCGGCTATCATCGAAAAGCTGAAGCTGTCTCAATCAGGTGATCGTTGGCGCCTCCCAATGAATTGGACGGCGATCGAGCATTCGAAGATGGTCGGTATTAAGGATCCCCGCGTTGATGACACTCCGGCGCCTCCCGACATCGCCAAGATGACACAGGATGAACTTGATCTATCACCGCACGCGCCCGCTTCACCCGAATAGATCGTCTGGCACCTGACCAAAGATACGAATGATCTTCGCGTCTTCGAAGTCGCCGGTTGACAGGTCACCCGTTCGACTGAACGCAATGGCCCCGCCCCTCCTTGCCAAGCTTTCGGCCCGGCGGATCGCAGCCAATTCGCTCTGGGCCTGCTGCGGCAGGCCGGCGACAAGATGGCCACCCTTTGTCAGCTCAAACGGCTGAGCTACGTAATACGTCGTTGTACTCATAACGACTGCACTCCCCTTTTTGGTTTGGAAGATCGTGCCCCGTCGATAAGAACAAATCAAGAACTTCTAGAGGGGGCTTTTTTCCACTTTCCTATTATATAGTGGGATTTCTTCCACTATCTTGTTTCCCATCAGCACGGGGAAACGCCGATGTCCTACTACTCACCGAACCCACACTTTGCGCCCGACGATTTCAGCGCCGATCGCGAAAAGCTCGAGCGCGTCGAGGCCGAAGCCGGTTGGTATTTCAATTCCGCGACCAAGCAGCAGCAGGCCCGTTTCACGGACCGCATGTCCGCCGCATTTGCCTACAGGGGCTCGCCGCGCTGGGAGCGCGAGCGCGAAGCCGCCCAGAAGGAATTCACCGAAACCACCGCCGGCGCTTCCGCGCTATGCGCCGAGACCGTGCGCGAGCTGATGGAGACCGGCGAGGTTTCGGAAGCCCTCTCCTATCGCTGGGATGAGCTGGCGGTTGCCGGCGCAATGGCACAGGCCGCGGAGTAACCCTCATGAAACACTTTCGTTTTGACGTCCGCTGCATCGACGGTCGGCTTTTCCAGCACATCGCGCAACACGATGATCCCGATTTCGAGCGCGACATCGGCCGTTGCGAAGAATGCGAGGGTGCCGGCTGCGAACGCCTGCACCGCGAAGCCGCCGAGAAGAAGGTAGGCGACAAGATCGTATGCACCCACGTTTTCCCGCCGATCCCGGATCGCCGTTACGATTGGTGCGCGACGCGCGACAGCGACGAGCCCGACGACAACGGGCACATGTTCCAGGGTTTCGGCCGCACCGCGCAGGATGCAATTGACGATCTTGTGGCCGTCATCGAGGACGCGCGGGGCTGACATGATCCAGTTTCTTCGCCGTCACGGCTGCGACGCATCCGATATCCGCGACTTGTTCGTGATCGCCGCTTTCATCGGCGCCCTGTGCGTTTGGGCTGCGATCGGAGCCGGCGCGTGAACAACTCTCAAGGCCACGCCCTCGAGGTCGGCACGCTCGCGATGTTCGATCGCTTGCCCACGCCGGCCAGGCGAGCAATCGCCGGCGCCCGGTTCGATTGGGCGCTTGGCGAATGGCTGTCCGACTGGACGGCCGGAAAGATCAGTGCCCGCGGCCTCGCCGTGAAAATTCAGGCCGTCGACAAGGTGGCATCCGCTTCAGAGCGCGCCGCGACGTGGGGGCCCGATTACCCGATTTTGAAAGGTGAGCTTCCGTAATGGCAATCACGTTTGGCGACCGCCTCATTGACGCGGGTTACCACGACATCACCCCGGAGCAAGAGCGGGAGATTGACGACGCTCGGCACGCCGCCGAGGCCAACGCCGCCCGCAACAAGCGGATTGAAGGTTACGCCTCATGGCTCGCCGACGACGTGGACGGCCTGATTAGCGCCGTCGCGCCGCGCGACGCCGCGCCCTGCCAGCACTCGACCGCCATTCTCGCCGAGGCCCGCGCCGCTGTTGCGCTCGCCTTGTCGAAGATCGACCTCGCCATTGCGAGGGACAAAGAAGCCCACAGCCAGGAGGCCGCATAATGTCTGCCGAACCGCTCCCCGCCGACAACATCAAGCCGCTTGCGACGCGCCGCCCGCGCGCCGTGGCGACCGTCACCCAGCCTATGGACATTGTTCGCGCCGCGCTGGAGACCGGCAACGTCGAAATGTACCGCGAGGCCGTCGCGCTCGCGAAGGAAATGGATGCTCTCGCCGCCCGCAAGGCGTTTGACGTGGCAATGGCCGAGGCGAAGGCCGAAATCCCGGTTATCAGGAAGAACCGCCGGGTTGGGTTCGAGAGCCGCAAGGCCGGCGCCGCGCGCACCGACTACGCGCATGAGGATCTTGCCGAGATCGCCCGCACCGTCGACCCGATCTTGGGCCGGTTCGGCCTCTCGTATCGCTTCCGCGTTTCGTCCAAGCTCAACGAGCCGGTTTCGGTGACATGCGTCCTATCGCACCGTGATGGGCATTTTGAGGAAACGACGCTGCACGCCGGCCGCGATGAGAGCGGCAACAAGAACCACATCCAGGGCGTCGGCTCGACCGTCACTTATTTGCAGCGCTACACGCTCAAGGCCGCGCTTGGCCTCGCGGCCGCCGAGGATGACGACGGCCACGCCAGCGACCGGCCGGCCGAGGAAGCCGCATACACGCCGCCGGCCGGATCGATCACCCAGGACCAGGCGGACTACATCCGCGAAGCGCTGGAAGAGAAGGGCGCGAGCGTAACGGCGTTTCTCGGATGGGCCGCGAGCAAGGGCCATTTGAACGGCCGTCAGCGGAAAATCGAGGAACTGCCCGCCGCCAGCTATCCCGCCTGCATCAACGCCATTGCGAATTTCAAGAAGGCCTGACCCATGAACGCGATCGTAACCCTCGACAGCATTTTGGAGCCGTCACAGGCCATCACCCCCGCCGCCCTGTTCGGCACCGGGCAGATTGAAACCATCGTTTCGGCGATCGAGAGCCAGGTACGCGCCGAGGCCTACGACATCGCCACGCCGGAAGGCCGCGAGCGCATCAAGTCGGTTGCGTACAAGATTGCCCGGTCAAAAACGACGCTGGACGAGATCGGCAAGGAGCACGTTGCCGAGATCAAGGCGCAGTCCGCCGCCATCGACAAGGAGCGCAAGACGCTTCGCGATCGGCTCGACGCCCTCAAGGAGGAAGTGCGCAAGCCGGTCACCGATTGGGAGGAAGCCGAGGCGAACCGCACCAACGGCCACGAAAGCGCGATTGTCGCCGTGATCGAGGCCGCGCGTCAGGCGTCCGGCAAGCCGGCAAGCCTCATCCGTGAACTGGTTGTGATCGTTGAAGGCTACTCCGCGCGCGACTGGCAGGAATTCAAGGAACGTGCGGACGCGGCCATTGCCGAGGCGCTGGCGACGCTCAACCAGGCGCTCGCCGCCGCTGCGAAGGTGGAGGCCGAGCGCGCCGAACTGGAAGCGCTGCGCGCCGAGGCCGAAGCCCTGCGCGCCGAGAAGGCCGCCCGCGAGGTTGCCGAGGCCGAGGAACGCCGCCTTGTCGAGCAGCGTGCCGCGGCCGAGCGAGAGGCCGCAGCCGCGATCGAACGCGAGAAGGCCCGCGCCGAGCAGGCGAAGCGCGACCAGGAGGCCGCCGTTGCCCGCGCCGTCGAGCAGGAGCGCGAGCGCGCCGAAAGGGCCCGCATCGAGGCCGAGCAGCGCGCCGAGCGCGAGAAGGCCGAGGCGATCGAGGCCTTGCACCGCCGGCAAGAGCAGGAAGTCGCAGCCGCCGCAGCGAAGAAGGCCGCCGAGGAAGCCGCCGAGCGCAGGCGCCAGGAAAACACCCGGCACCGGAACAAGGTCCACGCGCAGATCGCGGCCGACTTCATGGGCAACGCGCACCCGATGAACCCCGTCACCCAGGAAGTCGCCGACATCCTGATTGACCTCATCACCCGCGGCAAAATCCGCAATCTCTCAATCACCTACTGAGGCCGCCCCGTGCAGATTATCAACGTCGAGCAGAATTCCCCCGAGTGGTTCGAAACGCGCCGCGGCATCCCGACCGCCTCGCAATTCAAGTCGATCCTTGCCAAGGGCGAAGGCAAGACCCGCCGCAGCTACATGCTGAAACTCGCCGGCGAGATCATCAGCGGCGAGAAGATGGAGAGCTTCTCCAACGACTACACCGAGCGCGGGCACGAATTCGAGCCGATCTTGCGCGACCTCTATTGCTTTGAGACCGGCGCGCAGCTCGAGCGCGTCGGGTTCATCCGAAACGGCCGCGTCGGTTGCTCGCCGGATAGCCTGATCGGCCCCGATGGCGGCTTGGAGATTAAGAGCCAGTCCCCGCACCTGTTGATTGAAACGATCCTCAAGGACGAATTCCCGCCCGAGCACAAGGCCCAGGTGCAGGGAACGCTCTGGGTCACCGGCCGCCAATGGTGGGACATCGCCGTAGGCTACAAGGGCATGCCGCTGTTCCGGAAGCGCGCGTTCCGGGACGAAAAATACATCCAGAGCCTCGCAACCGAAGTCGACCGGTTCAACGCCGAGCTTGACGCGGTGGTGGCGCAGATCCGCCGGCATGGCGAGGCCGTCGCAGCATGAGCGGCCGCGCCCTTCTTGTCCTCTCGTCCCGCCAGATCCGGGAGAAGGCCATTGACTGGATCATGCGCCTTCCCCCGGGAACGCGCGTCGAGTTCAAGGAGCCGCAGCGCACGCTTGAGCAGAACGACCGCATGTGGGCGATGCTGACCGACATCGCCCGCCAATGCACCCTCAACGGCCGCCGCTGGTCGACTGATCAGTGGAAGGTGATTTTCCTGCATGAGCTGGGCCGCGAAGCGCAATTCATCCCGTCGCTGACGGGCAGCTTCATTCCCTACGGGCAGTCCAGCTCTGACCTCGGCGTCAAGGAAATGTCCGACCTCATCGAAAGCATGTTCGCCTACGGCGCCGAGAACGGCGTTCGCTGGAGCGATCCGAAATTGCAGGAGAACGCCGCTTGACCGACACCGGGCAACTGACGTTCACGACGCTGGGCGGCGAAACCGTCACCGTGAAGAAGCGCGGCAAGCACTACATCCAGCCGCGTGGCTATATCCAGCGGCCAGGCACCGGCCCGGCCGGCGAGACGTGCGGCACCTGCGAGCACATCACCAAGAGCCGCCATTTCGCCAAATGCGAGCTTTCGCGCGGTCGCTGGACCCGGGGCCGCGGCACCGACATTTTGGTGAAGGCGCCGGCTTGTCGCCGCTGGGAGGCCGCGAGCGAATGAGCCGCACAGTCGCCGAGTGGATCGGAAAGACCGACGACAGCCGGCCGCCGCCGCATGTCCGACTGCGCATTTTCGAGCGCCACGGCGGCCGCTGCCACTTTTCAGACCGCCGCATCATGCCGGGCGACCATTGGGACGTCGACCACGTTAAGGCGCTCATCAATGGTGGCGAGAACCGCGAAAGCAATATGGCGCCGATCCTGCGCGGGAAGCCGCACAAGGAGAAAACGGCCCAGGACGTCGCCGAGAAATCCCGGAATTACCGGAAGCGCGCAAAGCACGTCGGCGCGCTGCCGCCGTCGCGCCAGAAGATCCAGAGCCGCGGTTTCGCGAAGGCGCCGGCCAAGTGCACGGCATCATCACCAATCGAAAAATGGAGGGGTTTCTAGAGTATGGGCGACATCCTCAGCGACAGCATAAGGACAGCGCGCAAGGCTTGCCCGTGCGATCAGTGCCACCGTCAAATCAAGATCGGCGAGCGCTACCGGCGCCAGGTCCACACATTCGATGGGCTTTGCACCTATCGAGCACATGAGGATTGCGACGCCGCCTCGCAGGAGCTGCACAAGCTCGCGGACCTCTATCCGGACGAGGGATATTGCCTCGCCGAGTACGCCGACGAGGACAAGGCCTTTTTGGTGGAGAAGTACCCGGCGGTTGCCGCTCGTTTCTGGCCCGAGGTGGCAGTATGAAGCGCGTTGCGCCGGCCGAGATCGGCGACGAGACCCCGATCACGCTGCGGGAAGCCTGCGAACTGGCTTTCCGTGGCATCATAACAGAGGCCAGCTTGCGCGCCGAGCACGCCCGCGGGATGCTTGAAATCTTCCGGGTTGGCAAGCAAGACTTTACTACCCTCCGTTTTGTCCGGGAAATGCAGGAAAGAAAATGCCGCGCCCAAAGTCCGGCCCTCGCCTCTGGCTCGACCCCGAGCGCGAAACCTTCACCGTCATCGACGGCCGAAAAACAGTCCGCACGGGCTGCGGCAAGAGCGAGCTTCAAGCAGCTCAAGACTTCCTCGCGGCGTACCTCGCAGCTAACCACAGCATAGCCGCCGGCAGCGATCCGCTCATTGCGGACATGCTCAAGGTCTATTCCGACGAGTGGTTGACCGGCAAACCGTCCGCCGCGTCCGTGGCGGCCGATATGGTCAACCTTGAGGAATGGTGGGGCGGCAAGCCAGCGAGCGCCATCACCCCGGAGAACTGCAAGCTCTACATTGCACACCGCAGCGCACCGACCATATGCCGGCGGGAAATCGGGATGCTGCACGCAGCGGCGATCTATTGGCACAAGAAGAGCGGCAAGGGCCCGCTCCGAGCGCTCCCGATCGTTGCGAAGCCGCCGACGCCACAGAAGCGAACGCGCTGGCTCACCAGGTCGGAGGCCGCCCAATTCCTCTGGCATGGCGTCCGGCGGCTCAATCCCGGACAGCGCAAGCGCCTGTTCCGGTTTTTCATCATCGGGTGGTACACAGGAACCCGCCACACGGCCATAGGCCGCACGTCCTGGAAGATGGCGGACCTGGAAACCGGCATCATGCAGAGGCGCCCTGACGGCCTCGCGGAGACGAAGAAGCGGACGCCGCCAGTACGGGCCGGTCGGCGGCTTTTATCGCACCTGCGCCGCTGGCGCCGGCTCGATGGGCCCAAGGCAAAGTACATCATGGAATACGGCGGCCGGCCGGTCCTCGACCACGGCGAAGGCTGGCGCGCCGCTCGCAAACTGGCCGGGCTATCGAAGGACGTCACCCCGCACACCTTGCGGCACTCCCGGGCCACCCACATGATGCGCCAGCGCGTCGACCCGTGGCAGGCCGCCCGATCCCTTGGAATGAGCCTTGAAATGCTCCAAACGACCTATGGGCACCACCATCCGGACTGGCAATCCGACGCTGCAGAAGCTAAGTGA